AGCGACTTGAGTGTGCTTTTGTAGTTTATCTGCTGACGTACGCAGAAGTCTTTGAATTGTTTTGCTGCGATGTAAAGTTCTTTCGTGTCTGGCTCGTAGCGTATGAGTAGCTCCCCCTTGGGTTCCAGCATAGGAAGTGGTTGGAGAATGCTACGGGCATCGACTGCTCCATTTACTACCAGCGCATTGTTTATGTGGGCATTTATAAACTCGCCAAGCACAGTGATGGGTGTGGATTCTGGGGGTTTTACCTCGTGCCGCATATCGCCCAACATAACTTTAAGCCACTCATAGACGTTTTTTATGTTGTAGTCGTGCAATTTCAAACTTCTTGCTATCAGCCCCCCGGCTATATTGCAAGCTGCGAGACCAGACCAGAACCGTTCGCGCATAGTGAACTGCACTTCTTTATCAAGTCTAGCCTGAACCTGCCGCAGTAAGCCGATTGCATCTTCTTGGTTGTTGACAAGCCATTGGAGGTACGGCTCCCCTGCATGCCCGAAGTTTTCCCGTAGCTGGTGGTCGAATAGCTGCTTGCCCAACTGCACATCTATTATGCCGTTGGGTTCTATTCTGTACTCTAGTAGGCGCATAGACTCACCGTCTGGGGAGTTCTTGGCTACACCCAATTTTTCATAGAAGCTGGCATTGGAGGAGCAAAGGGTTATGCCTTGCCACTTGGTGTTGTTTATGCGAAGCTCGTTGGTCGAGCCTTTCATTTTGTCTTTGCCCCGCCCTTGCGATATGCTGTAGGCTAGGTCGGAGAACTCCAGTGCGCTCATGTTGGTGATTTCATCCACCGTATTCGGCAGATTGTTAAGCACACCCAAGCGATGTATCTTTGCGTTAAATGTATCTTTGAACATGGAAGTTAGTTCCTTTGGTTGCCCGTAAACGCTGTTACACATAAACAGTGCTGTTGATTTGCCTGAACCTGACTCGGGGTGAATTACGTTAATGATCGCGCCCTCTAGCCCGGTAAACTTAAGTAGCGGTGAGCCGAAGGCGGTCAAGGCTGCGAACGCATGTGGCTCCATACCCGGCAAAGCGTACATGTTAAACACTTCTCTCCATTTGTCCAGCGTACCCTTTACCACTAGCTTCTCGGCAACGTCCTTTGTGGTGATAGATGGGGGGCTGTAAAACACACCATCTTTAGTAATCTCTCGGTCGCCCAAGATAAACTTACTGTCGCTCTCTACCCAACCAAACTGAGTTCTCATAGTTTCTGCTTTCTTAATATACTGAAGATTCTTAACAAAAAACACTACAAATCTTGCAAGGTTCTCATACTGCTTTTGATGGGCTACCACCCCCTGCTGTGCTAGTGCCCTACGTAGCTCATCCTTCATGGCTATAACCATTGTGGATATCGTGAATTCACGTACACCATCGTGCGGCAAGTGCAACCGGAACAAGGCGACCTCCCCCGCCTCGGAGTCATGCATACGCTTTACTACGTACAGGTCATGTTCGTAAACCAAAACTGGCTCGGACTCTTCGTCATCGTCACCTGCGCGTAGATAAATGCCCCCGTTTTTGCCCCGGAAGAAGGGGGCTGGATACTCTGGTATACGTTGAGGTGTGGCTCCCTTCTCAGCTTTAATTACGTACCCATCACCGTCAACATCGGCGGCTTCGATCTCCATACCCAGCACAATGGGGGATTTGATCTTGCCCTTGTGTTTACATCCTTCACAGCCCGTAGGGTTTAGCTTTTCAAATGTCGCACAAAGATGAGGCCCACCTTTTAGCTGTAGGTTGTGTACCTTTTGATCTACCTCCCTAGCGTCATAGCCCGGATGCTGGCTTGACATCTTATGCACGGCATCATGTGAGTCTATGCAGAAAGCAGCGATGGATAGAGCAGCCCTCCACAAAGGCTCCGGTGTATTTTCTTGGTCGGTAAAGCACCCCAGTAGTTGCGAACACCCCTCACCCTTTGCAGACTTAAGCATGATGGTCTTGAACCGCTTAATCTTGTTGCTCGTCAGCGCTTCCATCATGGGGCTGATGGTTCTGGGTATGAAGTCGGGTGTATCTTCCTTTGGTTCAGAGGCTCCAAGAATAGTTTGTAGTTCTAAGTACGTCAGACTTTGTGTTAGTTCGTTGAGTGTTGTAACCTCTACCGGGGTATCCCGCTTGAAGTTGAACGTACCCGGCGCACGTAAAACACGCGATGCTTCAAACACCACGGGGTCAACTATCACCCCCTGCTCAACACATAGTTCTGCTAACCTTTTTGCAAGTGGCTCCCACTGTAGGCGGGATATGGTTTGGTCTAGCACCCAGTACGCATGTATGCCGTAACCAGAGCTAATCAATATGGGCTTAGGCAAGCCGACCACAGAGCAAAACTTCCTTAGTTCTCGCAGCCCTGTTGCTTGGTCTATGTAGCCTTGGATGACACCTTTTGCATTAGGCTCGGCTTTGCTAGGGCCGCAGTCGATGTCTATCCACAGCGATTTAAAGTACTTAGCATTCTCATGCGTACGGTTGTTGAGGGGGCCAAACTTAGCACACCCAAAGTACGCATCAATACCTAAATCGTTGAAGTGCTTTGTTAGCTCTTCTAGTTCTTCTCTTGTATCTACAAGATGCTGGTCAGGGTATTTTCCAATCCCTAGCACACAGTACCGCCCCTCCGAAGGCAACACGGTGTCAAGCAGATCAAACTTGATCATGGTTAAGAAAGTTTGTGCTGGCGCTTGAGAGAGTGTATGTATTTTTCTATTTGTACACTGTATGCCGCAGTAGGGGTTGAGTTCCCCTTAAACCAATTGTAGACACACATACGGCTTACGCCAAATATGGCTGACACCTGCGACACACTGATACCAATGCTAATACATACACGCCCCAAGGCCACACCCGGAGATTTGCCAACAGCTTTTTTATTTGCTGTAACTAAACTCTGGCTGTAGCCATAGGTCATATATTAGTCCTCGTCACTCCACGCCTTAACCACAGAGTCAAGGTCTTTCTTGATCGTAGGTTTTGGCTCAACTTTCTTTTCCCGTTTTACTGGCTCTTCAATTGGGTCTTCTTTGAAGGTTGCAACGGGAACTGGTGCAGATACCGCCAACGGTTTGGCTGACCCCGACACATCCGCTTGGTATGGAGTCATCACAACCATCCGCTGGGTTTCTGGCGTGACCGCAGCCGCACTACTCACAGCGTACTCTGCCTTCGTGATGAACCTAACGGGAGAAAACAACACCGATTGGTTATCGTTTCCATCGTTAAAGCTAAGCTCAGTCACAACATAGTCCAAGCTCTTACCGTTGTTTGAAAGGTACTTGGTGTAGCCCTCAAACGGATAGGAGTTGTCCCCAACTTTGTCACCAAACAAAGACTTAGAAGCTAGGTTCATTTGGTATACATCACCTTCCAGTGAAGTACCAAAGTCCTCTTCTAGTACAAGTGCAATGCGGCGGGAGTACCGGCAAGCCTTAGAGCTACCCATACCTGAACCCTTGATATTCTGAGAGCAGCTATCGCAACGCTCAGCTTGGGGGTTGTCTGCATTCTTATCGGGGGTGCGCCCGTCATTTGAAAAGCAGTCAGGGGCAGTCGGCTCGGCATCAGGAGTCCACGCCTTTGCGTAGAAGATACGACCCACTTGTGGGGAAGCATTGACGATGATGGCGTTCATAGTGCCACCTTTAATCTTACCCATCTCTTTACCACTTACCGTCTTACGGAAGATTCCGTTTTTAGGTACGATGCGTTTAACGCCAACTTTTCCAGCCAACTGCTGCGTAAGGGCGCTAGTGCCAGCCGACTGCAAAAAGTCGGGAAGCTCTTGGTCAAAAAGCGTAATGTTGCTCATGTTTCATTTTTCCTTAGAACGTCTAACCACCACGGAATATTCACTCTCTATGTTAAGACCCATAGGAAGTGTGTTTGGATTCTCTACAAGAAATTCTTTCATATGTGACTGATGAAGTCTTTTCTCTAACAGGCCAAATGCAGCGTGTTCTTTAATAAACGCATACATAGAATCCCAATCGTTCGTCCAGTACCGTGATTTCACTGAGCGAATGATCGTGCCATGTTCGGTTCGGATGCTGTCGGCATTCATGCTCTTGCATATGTCTAGCATTCTGCCTTCGATGATCTGTAGCTCTTCGGCTAGTTCTTTGTCTTGCTCCTCGTACTTGAGCCTAAGCCCGTTTCGGTTATCTCGTATTTTTATGTAGATGCCTGTCAGCTTATCAAGTGGTATAGGGGGTTGTTCCCCCTGAACATCATCGTCCATGTGTAGTCCTCGTTGGTGGGGAGTCTATTCTACCACAACTCTTTACAATGTCAAGAGTTTAGAGTGCTAATTCTTGTCGGTAGAGATCAATTATTTTTTGGTGGTTGTCTATGTTGCCACGCAGCATGCCGTACATCTTCTCTTCGATTGGACTACCGTGTATGTGAACAACGGTCATGTTGTTCAGTTGCCCCGGACGGTCAATACGTGCGTTAGCTTGTAGGTATGTCTCTACGCTTGTGCATGGAGCGTACCATATGACTGTGTTCGCAGCGGTTAGGGTTAACCCGTGTGCAGC